GGAGTATTAACCATATTTTCCTTGTACAGGGTGATATATATCCCCTCCAAAGTGAACTTGAAACCTATAACGGATTTAAGTAAAGGAGTTATCCTTCAACTTCCCGAAAGTGAAGTTAGTCTCATTTGGAGTAGATTATTTCAACCATATGTATGAGGTACTCCGTCTTTTGGCGTCGACCTTCGATTTATATCGAAGGCCGGTCCAAACGTAAATCCCTCTTGAGCAGGTATCCTATTTGATGGATTAGCTTTGAAAACTAATTCAGCACTTTGGTCTGCTTATAAAGTGATTTGCGGAAAGACGCAGGGAGGGCCGGAACTATTGACGTGACTTGATTCTTCAATTAAGTCACGTGAGGTTCGTGTGCTAGCTGAATCTTTGGGTTACGATCCTAGTAAATTTATATTAGGAAAGTTAGCCGAGAAGATTGAGCCAGCAGGAAAAATAAGAGTATTCGGGATTACTGATTGATGGACACAAATGGTCCTATATCCTCTTCATTTACGAATTTTCTCTTTGTTAAAGAGAATTCCTAATGATGGGACGTTCAATCAATCGAAACCGTTACACTTACTTAACGACATCCTTCGGGGGACCAAACGAGTTTTCTCATTTGATCTCTCACAGGCCACCGACCGCTTACCCGTAGATCTTCAAGTCCAAGTTCTATCCCAATGATATGGGGCTGAATTTGGTTTAGCTTGAAAAACCTTATTGGTAAGTCGTCCGTGGTACCATAAATCACAACCAGTGTTTTATGGTGTGGGTCAACCGATGGGTGCGTATTCCTCTTGAGCCATGTTAGCTCTTACCCACCATTTCCTCGTCCAGGCTGCCGCTAGGCGGTCTGGATGGAAAGGTTGGTTTCCTCATTATGCATTATTAGGAGATGACATTGTTATTGCTAATGAAGCAGTAGCAAGTTGTTATCTCGTCTTAATGGGTGATCTGGGGGTTGACATCTCAATACACAAGTCATTGGAGTCTGATTTGGGAGTCTTCGAATTTGGGAAACGATTAGTTTCCCCTATCGCAGAGTTCACGCCTTTAGGAGCAGCTAATGTATTATTAGCCGTTCGTAATTGGTGTGCACTTCCGATGTTATTCGTAGACCTTTTTCAAAAAGGACAACAATATAGTATTCATACAGTTAAAGCTCTTATCGATTCTTCTTGTAAGTGAGGCCCTAAGGGCCTCACTAAGAAGAACCGACAATTACTTTGACTAATTATGACGATTCCGGGTGGTATCCTTTCACAGTATTGGAAACTGATCGAGCATCAAAAAGATGTTCTGAAACGTTTCTCAACAATATTAAGTGGAGGTTACCAGTCTGCTGGTTTCCAGTCCTGACTTCAGGCAGTTCAGCGACTATTAAGACTTAAAGGTCTGAATTATGTCAATGAACAGTCCCTGGAAGCGAAAAGGACATTGCAAGATATTATCGGCAATGGACTTTTACGTGGAAAGGAAACTGATTATCAGCTAGAGACTCTCGAAAGCTACTTTACTCGTCC